AGGGTGTTACATACGAATTAGATCAGCATGTTAAGGATGTTCATATGGTTATGGGTGGATATGCAGACGCAAACGAAACGGAGTTATATTATTGGCAGCGTATGGCATCGTATTTCACAAACGAAAGAAAGTTGACTTATACGATTATCAGAGGCATGGAGGTTTTTGAATATTACAAAATGTTTCGTCATGCAGATATTATGCTTGTTCCATTGGTGAAAAATAATTTCAATGCTTATAAGTCAAACATAAAGATACTTGAGGCGGCTGGTAAAGCGGTCCCGGTTATTTGCTCAAATGTTCATCCGTACATAGGATTTCCTGCAGATCTGGTAAACTATGCAAAGGACCGCAAAGAATGGCTGCAACATATTAAACGACTAACAGAAAGCGAAGATCTAAGGCGTGAACAAGGCGCTGCATTGCATGAATATTGCGCGAAACATTACAACTTTTTCGAAATAAACGAAAAGCGCCGAAAGGCTTTCCTGTCTTTACTTTCATTGTAAAATGTCCGATTTTATGTCACTTGTGTATTTAGTGGCATGAAGAATCCGATTGAATTATTGCAAGAAGTTAAAAAGCTTGTTTTTCAAGAAGAAACAGCTGCGGCCCCTTCCTACTCTTTGGAGGACGGCACAAAAATCATGATTGATAAGTTAGAGGTTGGCGGTGTTGTAACCCTTGAGGACGGCACACCTGCTCCTGCCGGTGAACATACTTTGGCCGATGGCACAAAGATTGTTTTGGCAGAAGGTGGTGTTATTGCTGAAATCATGCCAAAAGAAGTTGAGGAGAAAGTTGAAATTGAGATCGAAAGCAAAGAGGACGAAGAGAAGAAGAAAGAAGAAGAGGAAATGAAAAAGAAAATAGCTGAAATGGAAGGTAAATTTTCAGCTTATGAAACTTCTTTTTCTGCTTTACAATCTGATTACGAAGGTCTCAAAGCTGCATTCGGTAAGCAAAGCGAAGCAATGCAAGGTCTGATTAGCTTAGTTGAAACTTTAGTTAACGTTCCTTCACAAGCGCCTGCAGAAGTTCCAAACAACTTTAAAAAACATTCAGCTTCTACAAAAGAAGATAAAATCCGTTCTTATTCACAATTCGTTTCACAATTTAAAAAATAAAATCAAATGGCTTTTTTAGTTACAGGCCTTACGGCTTACACAGAACAAAATGAGCAACAGCTCGTTACTGCTTCGCTGTTTGAGGCTCGTACTCAACAGCTGATCCTTTCCGAAGGTAACGTATTGACAGGCGTTAAGTCAAGTCAAACCGTTAACCGTATGGATACCGATGTTTTCTTTCAGGATGATTCAGGTTGCGGTTTCCAAACAAGCGGAACTACTGAGTTTACTCAGCGCACTTTGACTGTAGGAAAAATCAAAGTTCAGGAAACTTTATGTCCTAAGGATCTCGAGTCTGTTTATCTTCAGAAGGCTTTGCCAGCGGGGTCTAATTATGATACAATCGCTTTTGCTGCTGAATACACTGGCCGCAAAGCTGGTAAGATTGCCGAAGCTCTCGAGACTGCAATATGGACTGCAACCGGTAGCGGTTACGGTGGTACTAACGGACTTTTAAATAAGTTCAAAGGTATTCGTCAACACATCGCTGATGCTGGTACATCTGTAAATGCAAACGTTACAGGATTTTACGGAACAGGCGCTCCTATCACAGGGATCGATACAATGGAAAAAGCACAAAAATCTGTTCTTGCAGTTATCAATGCTCTTCCTGCAGCGGTAAAAGGTAAGGCTGATGTTCGTATCTTCTGCGGTTGGGATGTTTATACTCTTCTCATTCAGAAATATGTTGATCTGAATTTGTTTCACTACAATCCAGGTTCTACAAATAACGCTGCAGATTCTGAGTTCCTCGTTCCTGGTACTTCTTACAAAGTAGTTCCTGTTCACGGTCTGAATGGCACAAACGATATCTATGCAATGAGAATGTCTAACGTGTTCTTAGGAACAGATATCGAAGGTGAAGAGAGCCGTTTTGAAATGTGGTACTCTCAAGATGATCGCAACGTGAAGTATAGTACAAGTCTGAAAATCGGTGTTCAGCTTGCTTTCCCTGATGAAGTTGTACGTTTCGAAGCGTAATTAATTAATCACTAAGGGAGGGGAAAAACTCCTCCCTTTTTAAAACAAATATTATGCCCTGCGCATTAACACAAGGATATAGTTTAGACTGTAAGGACTCAGCTGGTGGTATTACGGAGGTTTTCTTTATTGAGAAAGCAAACGTTTCATCTATCGCTGCAAATGCTTCAGGTGTTATCACCGGAATAACTAAGGCAAGCGGTAAGCGTTTTTGGAAATATGAACTGCCAAAAGAAACAGGCAACTTCACTCACAATCCGCAAGTATCTGCTGAAAACGGAACTTTGTTTTTCGAGCAAAACCTTACAATTGTAGTAAACAAACTTTCTGCAGCTGTAAATACTGAATTGAAATTGTTAGCACAAAACATTGTAATTGCAGTTGTTAAGGATAACAATAATAAGTTTTGGATGCTAGGAAAAGAAAGAGGTTTGGATATGGGTGCATCTGAAAGCGGAAGCGGAACAGCATTCGGAGATCGTAGCGGTTATACCCTTAACTTTATGGGTAAAGAACCGGATCTACTTTATGAAGTTAATAGTTCTGTAGCGGCTGCCCTTGAGACTGCCGGTTGATAATTGAAGAAGAATAGGTAAAAGCGCCTGCCTGCAAATAGGCGGGCGTTTTTTGTTATTACGTATTTATACAAAGATGATCAAATTAACAAAAGGAACGACTGCAACGATATACGTAACGTTGAAAGAAAAGCAGACAATCTTAGATGCTAACTTCCTTTTTGTTTTTCAATCGAGAACAACGAACGAAAAAGTGAAGTTTGTTTTGGTGAATAGTGCCGATCAGAGCCTGTTTAAAGATAGATACAATCAGTTTACCTTTGTAGTGAATACCTACTTTGCAACTAAGGAAGAAGGCTGGTTTAAATATACAGTATATGAACAGGCAAGTTCATCCAATACAAACGAGGCAAATGCGGGTGCTATTGTTGAAACTGGTTTAATGTTCCTTTCTGATGGTCAGGATGTGACAACAACGAAATACGATAATCCAACAACATACAAAATATACGATGCAGAATAGAGTTAGTTTTATAAAGTTTGCCGATGTGAAAGTTCCTGTAATGAAGGAACTACCTAATAAGGGATATGTGCTGTTTGGTGAAGATAACAAGTTCCCAAACATGCTTTTAACTATGTTTAATAAAAGCAGTAAGCACAATGGCATTATTTTAGGCAAAGTAAATTACATTGTTGGCAAAGGCTTTGATCAGCCAATGGCGGCGAATTCATATGAAAGCTGCAACGAAGTATTAAAAAAGGTTTGTTTGGATATTGAGGTTTTCGGAGGTTGTTATATAGAGGTACAATACAATCAGCTTGGAAAGGTAGCGGCCTATTATCACATACCTTATCACAAAGTAAGATCGAGCAAAGATAATACTCAATTTTACGTTAAGGATTGGGATAGCTATAAAAAGAATGATGAGCCGAAAGTATTCGCAGCATACAATCCAAAGCAAGACCCTGCAATGCTTAAAAATCAAACGCAAATTCTCTATTATAAAGAATACCGCCCGGGTGTTGAAACTTATTCTTATCCCGGCTATATGGGTGCTTTGAATGCCATTCAAACTGATATTGAGATCAGCAAATATCATTTGTCTACAATTACAAACGGCATGTTTGCTTCAAAGATGATTAGTTTTTTTGAAGGCATACCAACTGAGGAGGAGAAACGTGAAATAGAGAAAGGATTTAAAAGCAAGTTCACAGGTAGCGAGAATGCGGGAAATATTGTACTGAATTTCGGAAAAGATCCTGCGAAGCGCCCGCAAATGGACGATTTAAGCAGTACTGATTTAGATAAGCATTTTGACATACTTGCAAAAAGCATTCAGGAAGAGTTGTTTTCAGGGCATCAAATTACATCTCCGATGCTTTTCGGTATTCGTGTTGAAGGTAGTTTGGGAGGTCGATCTGAGATCCGTGATGCTTATGAAATCTTTAAAAGCACATATTGCAACGATAAGCAGCAAGCCTTAGAAATATTGTTTGCAGAACTAACAGGAGTGGAAAAAAAGATCATTCCGGTTGAGCCTATCGGTTTTGAATTTAGCGAAGCTACACTATTGCAGATCGCTCCTAAGAAGTGGTTACTTGAAAAGATCGGTATTGACGCTTCGCAGTATCCTGAAATTGCACAAACAGATGTGCAGCCTTCACAAGTTCAGCAGGCTATCGTTAATGAGAATTTAAAGAACTTAACGGGCCGACAATGGCAAAGCTTAACACGTATCATCCGCAAATTTGAGAAAGGGGAGATCAGTCAGGAACAGGCGAAGCTACTTTTAAAAAGCAGCCTCGGGTTGAATGATGAAGAGGTGAACACGATGCTTTCTATTGATAACGAAATACAGTTCAGTTCACAGGAAAAAGATGAACTTTGGCTAGATGCTCTTTCAAAGTGTGGTGTTTCAAAGCAGGACTTTTTAATAGTTAAAAGTTCACGTTTCAACTTTGCAAAACAGGAAAGTTTTGCAGATGTTACGCAAATAGAAACAAACGTTTTGGATCTGATTAGAAAAGATAAAAGGATAACAGCTGATGTAATTGCTGAAACATTGGATCTTGAAGTAGATAGCGTTAATGAGATTTTAAAAAGATTACAAAAGGAAGGACGTATTTCTGTAAAACCTACACGTATCGGTCAAGATGAAATAATTGAAAGGAAACTAACAGAGCCTTTGTCAAAGCAAAGCGAACTTAAGCCTGAGACTTTGAATTTTAAAATCATGTATTCTTATGAATGGAAGTCAGGTTTTGGTGCAGATGATAAACCTACACGCAGGGAGTTTTGCGCAAGGCTTCAGGATATGGATAAGCTTTGGAGCAGATCTGATATTGAAACATGGTCACGTAGATTAGGGTATTCGGTTTGGGATCGCGGCGGCGGGTGGTATACAGAGCCGGACGGCACACGTTCAAAATCATGCCGGCACGAATGGAGAAGAGTTATTGTAATGGAAAAAAAATAATAAATGAGAGATATACTTTTTATTAGTCCGGAGAATATTTATGAAAGGTCCGCCGTTCATAAAAACATAGATAGTAAAATGATTGTTCCTGAAATTAAGGCAGTACAGGAAATGTACATATTGCCAGTATTGGGAACAGCTTTATATGAAAGACTGCAGGATGGTATCGATAATGACGATCTAACTGCAGACGAAGAGACGCTTATTAAAAGCTATATAAGAGATCCGTTAATTCATTATACTATTTCTGAACTCGCGCCTGCATTATCTTTTCAGCTATGGAACAAAGGACTAACAAGAAAGACAACTGAAAACAGCGAAGCGGTTAGCAGTTCTGAAATAGATGACTTTACTGCTAAATTTAAAAATAGAGCCGAATGGTATTTAGAAAGACTGATAAGGTATCTTATTGAGGAGGCGGGAAGCGGTGCAAAATTTCAAGAATACATAAACCCGGGCAGCCGCGTTGATACTTTCGTTCCTAAGCGTACATCATTTGAAATTGGTATTTATTTAGGTAATACGGATGTAAGCAAAAAGGAGATGCCTAAGTGGTATAAATATGAGTTTTTATCTTGTTGCCGATGAGTTATACAAATAAAATCCAAAAGCTTTTAAAAGCTTATTTAAAAAAACATGAGTCTAACGTTAAATCAAATAATAAAAAAGCTGGTAGAGATAGCAGCCGCACACAAACAAGTCAGAACAGCAAAGCACGTAAAAGCTGAGGACTTTGTTGTTTTTGATTATAAGGATCAAGAATATCCTGCCGTATGGTACACGCTAAATACAAGCGGCATAGTCGGTAAGGAAAAGACTTATCGCATCGTTGTAACCGTTGCAGACATTCACCACGTTGAAAATATGGATGAACTTGAAATGCAGTCCGATTGTGAGTTAATCGGTCACGATCTTTTAGCGCAAATTAGTTGGGATCTGCATGAATGGAAAATGGAAAGGTCAACAAACTTTGAGTATTTTAGGCAAGGGCAAGAAGATGTTTTGGCAGGGGTTACTTTTGAGGTTAGCTTAAAATTACCGATGCTTTACAATAACTGCCAGGTGCCGACTGATTATGATCTTCCGAACGGAAATTTCGTATATATAAACACAAACAGATTTATGACAGTTGCAGACTTTATAGTTGGAAGCGGTCAACCGATGGAGCAGGGAGATACTGAATACCAGGACAATCAGTTAACGATTGCACCTTTCGTATTTATAGATGGTATTCTGCAAACGTATGTGGTGAGGTCTGATCGTAGGTATATTTCACACAATGCAACAACAAAAACAATCACAATAAATGGCGGTGTCAATGAAGGGGAAAATATTCGCATTCTTTTGTAGTCTGTTATTTTTGGCAGCAAGTTCAAAAGGGCAAACGATAGATGGTGTTTTATATACCAATTTTAACAATTATTACAAATGGAGGGGCGGTGCTTTTGACTCTACTTTACTTCTTCCTACTATTGCTGCTTCGATTGGTCGCAGGCCGGGAGCGTTACGTTACAATACAGCAGATAGTTCGGTTTATTCGTGGACTGGTACGCAATGGAGGAAGGTAGGTGAGTCAACTGCGAGCGATACTGCTACGGTGGTCAAAGCGTATGTAACCAATGCAGAGGCTGTTACGATCACAAAGGGTCAGGTTGTTTATATTTATGGTGCAAGTGGTGACAGGGCATCGGTAAGATTAGCAAAAAATACATCTGATACATTTAGTTCTAAAACATTAGGTATAGTAAGGGCGGATATTGCAGCGGGACAGGCTGGGTGGATTACAACACAGGGGCAGGTTAGCGGTATCAATTTAGGGGCATATAGTCCGGGAGATATATTATGGCTCGATAGTCTTGCGGGTGGGTTTACAAAGAACAAGCCACAGGCCCCGTATCATAGTGTATTTTTAGGCGTTGTGGAAAGGGCAAACGCTGGCAATGGTTTGATATACGTTAAGCCACAAAACG